CAGAACTTGACCATTTACAGTTACTTGATCTGCAAAGCATGGATTTGTCGGAACATTACAATTCTGTACCCCTTCACATGTCTTTACACCTTTTATATATTTTGATGACTGAATCTGATTCTTCCAGATTAATGTACTCGCATCCACCGTCTGATTACGATTAATATATCTTGTATTCTGCTTTTGAAGCAATTGTGTAATCTTGCTTGCGTCCATTCTAATAAAAATACAAATATTTAATTTTTACTATTTTAGAGTTTAAGTGTATCAATTTTAAGACGACGACGAACTACATTACCCTTTCCTTCTGTTGTTACTGGTACTGATGTGATTGGCACTTGCATAGGCATAGGTCCGAGTTTTGGACTACCCTTAATAGCAGTTAATACTGGACTCGATGTCTTTGCCATATTAAACGCCTCATTTAGCGATGGCTCCAATAGCTCTAAAGCAGAACGAGATGCTTCCTGTTCCGCCACTTTCTTATTTCGAGCAGTAGCTGTTGTTAGAATCTTATCATTTGGATCTAGAACACCCATTGTAAAGATTCGATCGTGTGGTGGCCCTACAACTGCAATTTCCTTATAACGAGGTGGTACGTGATACAGCGCTTGAAACTTACGAAGAAGCTGATCCTTGTAGTTTGTATCCTCAATAATAATTTGTACAAAGTCAATATGCTTCTCAATAATTCGTACCAGGAAATCATTACACACACTTAGACCCCGTCCGACATCTTCTTCTTGTAAGTACAAAGCACCAAACCAAGCCTCAAACATTGAACCTAGAATACGTAGATTGTTACGACCATCACAGATTTCTTCCATATGACGTGAGAGGATGATCCAGGGTGAGAAGCCAATTTCTTTGGCGAGTTTACCAAGCTGCTTATTGTTAACGATACGAGATAGAATTCGAGTGAGGAAACCTTCACCTTGTCCAGGATAGCGTTTAGTTACATATGAGGCAATAACTAGACCCAGAACACGATCGCCAAGATATTCTAGTTCTTCATTGTCACATTTTCTAAGCGGGAGACAATCGTCAGGTCGTGGTGCAATAACAATTTCTTCGCCATATTCGGCCTGCTCTTGCCAGATTTCAGGGCGATCCACATATGATTTGTGGCAACAGGCTTGGGAAAAGAGATTAAAGTTTTTAAAACGGCCTTTCCAGCCATACCGTTTAAGAATCGGGATCGCATCCGATGGGGTGAGCTCCCGATTCTTAGAATTCCAGGGGTTAAAGATTTTCGTATTTCCTGACTGTACAACCGTATTCATCTTGGATAAATCACTATTCATTATATCGTGGACCCTGTTTATATTCCTTTTATAAACTCAAGTCAAATTTTAATAAGAATTAAATATGATGTTGTATAATACACACCTATTTATTTCTAGCTCTTGATATAGGTATGTCAGACTTTAGAGACCCTTTTCCTAATTTACCACAAGTTGTGGATATTGGCGGCGACCGTTATTTTATGGGAGCACAAAAACCAATTGAGCTCGGTTTTAAAGATCGCGCCGATTATATTAAATCATTTAGCGATAATTCTAGAACCGAATTCTTGATTCGTAAATATTTATACATAAGCCTTAAAGGTAAGAAACGTCTAGTATTTGAAGACCCTAAAGAAAAAGCTGAACTTATTGCTATTCTCCAAAAACGCGCCAAAAAACTAGAATCCAGCAATGAATTTACTAGTTCAACTCTTAAAAATACACTCATTCAAAGAAGCTATTTAAATATTCAACGGCTTATCCAAGAATTAGAAGGCCCTGATTATAAGGGATTTGAATTTCCTTCTTTACCAGATATATCTTTACCGTGTACCAAAGCCAAGAAATATATACGTACAATACCTGAAAACAGGCTCTATCAATTAATACTTGAAATAGCTTGGTATTTACTTCATCCAGACGATGTACCTGAAAAAGTCAAGTGTGACTGGGCTAAGACAATAAAACAACTCGATACTCTTCGCATTGGTGATCTTGTCATCAATGAAAAACAGAAGGGAAATAGTGCTAGTCCATCCAATTACTTTAAACGCATAAATCTTAGTTCAGTTGTAAAATCTAAGACTCTTAAGAATGCTCTTGACCAAGCTAGAGAAATGGCCCAACAAATAGAAGGTACAGCCGCTAATGATAATATGAAAGAACGTCTTCAAACACTCATAAATATACTCGAAATAAAGAAGTATCTAAGTGATGACCTTCCTGTTGATAAAGATCGTGTAAAAATCATTGATGTTCCTGCAGCAACCTCCATATCAAAATCACTTATTTCAAATCCTATGAAAGGAGGGGCAGGAGCAGGAGCAGGAGCAGGAAAAGCACTCGATAAACCACTTGGTATCGCGATGAGCCCCTTATTTAACTACTTTAAAGTTGTGTTTGACCCTGTTTATTCACTTCTTGAATCAAGCATTGATACCTACTCTAAAAAGACTGATATCCAAAAAGTTATGATTCCACAGTTAACAACTATGCTTCATATTTGTAATAATCTAAATCCTTCTGAAACCACCACAGGTGGATTAAATACATATGGAGTATATCGCATTAAAAATGTAGATGAAACACTCATTACCTTTATGAATAATATAATCGCATCCACTGATACATATGTATCCTCAGTTGGCGATGATGCTAAAAGGAATATATTTAATAGACAACTATTTCACTTACCCAAAGTGCGCTTATCATCTCTGCTTAATAAGTTTGTAGATTCTGAGAAGTATAGGGATCCAGATTCTATACCCTATATTCAATTATTTACAGTTGGTGGTAATTTGCGATTAATTGAAAAAGATAAGTTTATGAATTCATCGAAACCTGAAATGACCGAGGAAGTCTTCAAAGCTGTTAATGAATTCTTTGTCCCAACCGATTTATACATACTCTGTACTAAGTCTGACAATGTTAAAGAAAATATCCCTATGAATATGTATGAAATTGATTATGATAAAATTGATGTAGGAGAGAGAGGACTTCAAATATATAATATCTCAGATAACTATTTCAATAAAAATAAAAAGCCTGAACTCTATCTTGAAAATTTAGTAACCTTATTGCCATATGTTGTTTTTAATGATGCGGAACTCGCATTGAGTATTTTAATCCTATTTAAAGAACTTATGCCCAAATAGAATGAACTCTCAAACACCCCCTACGACGGAAAATGGTCGCAGCGGACAATTTACATTTAATCGCTTTTTCCTAAAAGCAAAATACAGTCTCTATAGCACACTTGTTTTTTTCTTATTTGCTAATCCTGAAACTACTATCATACTTCAAAGATTCTTTGGTCGATTTGTTGATTTTATAACACCTGCTGGAGTTCCAACTATAACAGGTATATTTGCCAGTACTGCGCTGTTCTTTGTAACAATGCTTGGACTAATGTTGCTACCGAGCGAGTGAAACTCGCAAGGTCTATACCAAAGGCTATACCGAGCGAGTGAAACTCGCAAGGCTTAGAGCGAGTGATTATGAATTGAATACGGGTCTTAATGCCTCTTGGAGTATCTGTTCCTGCTCTTCAGAATACTTCATACCATTATATTTTTGCTTATAAAGCACCATTTGTACCAGAATTTCTGCCATATTATCTTTAAATCCCTTTTTAGACTTAAAGAAGAAGAAGAGATTTGTACATTGTATTTTATCTTTTTCTGAGAAACTACTATTCCATCCACCCTGAGGTATCCAGCTTGGTGTAACAGTTGAGGAAGGAGTCCAATATATCATTTAAATAACTTATTTATTAATCGATTACAAGGTTTATATTCTTTCAAATTTATATGCTCTATAAAATTAAAAGTATATTATAGAGAAATGACCAAACTTATTAGTATTCTTGCTATCCTATTAATCCTGCTTGTACTTTTACGATTCTATATTAATCATAGATTAGAGGGCTTAGAAGGCTTCGAAGGCAGTTCACGATCTATTGTTATCTGTAAAGCTGAATGGTGTGGACACTGTAAAAATGCCGCTCCTGAATTTAATAAACTCCTCTCAGCCTCTCCGATTACATTAAAAGATGGCAGCAAAGCTACCGTCAAAATTCTTGATGCCGACAAAGATAAATCTGAAATTGGCCAATACAAAGTCAAAGGATATCCTACAGTTCTAGTTGTTGATGGTGGACAAACTACGGAGTATCCTGGCCCAAGAACAAGTGATGGTATCATTGACTTCTTAAACAGTAACTATTAACTTTTTTAAAAAAAGTCAGCAAAAACTTTGGGAAATGCGCAAAAAAAAAGAGTTTTTGGAGCCTTTTTTCTAAAAAGGCTAACTGACTGAATGACGCCTTTTAGGTTTTGATTTACTCTTAAAATGATTTATTACAGCTTTCTTACCAATTTCAATAATATAATTCTTAGTTTCTTCATTTAAAGAGAACTCTAAAGTATTTAATTTATTTAAACATATTTTAACAATTTGAGCATCATAAAACTTCATTTCTAGTTCTTGCTTTGCTAATAATACCATTCTAATTGGTCTCATAATAATATCTTCTAGCCCTACATCTATTAAATCTGCCATCGCCTCTACCTCTCCATATATCAATAAACTCAATGTACGCGAATGCTCTTCTTTTGGTAATACAAATAATGGATGATTACTAATTACACCTCCGTCTACTAAGTAATGACCTGAGACTGGACAGATATGAGGTTGGAAATAATATGGAAATGACATTGATGCTCTGACCGCATCCGCTATTCTGTAGTTTGGTGTATCCTTTGGTGAATAATGTATCGCCTTCGCATCATTTAAATCTGTAGCAACCACACGTAATGTTATACCAAATTTATCATAACAGTCCTTAAAAGTAAATTCAGATGATAATCCTTTTACGTGCAAACAAGCTTCCAGCAACTTATAAAGTCGATCCCCTGTATCTATTCCAAAATGTAATAGCCATCCCGGAACTGAATCGTATTCTCTAATATTTGTAAAGTCAAACTTAAGACAGAACTCCTCTAGTTCCTTTAAGGTATACCCAATACATAAACACATTGCCATAAGAGATCCCGCTGATACTCCCATCCATTCCTTAATAGCTTTTAATGGTATATGATTTGATAACTCAAGTAATGCTCCTATGTGTGCTATAGCACACGTTCCACCACCCGATAGATATATCCTATGAGGTATCATTCCTACTATTTTAAAAATAATCCATTTATATTCCTAGCGCACTTTTGGATATCATCTTATATTATCCTAAAGCGTTCCAACCCTTAAAGTCATTTGCTTATATCTAACAGCAATGGAACAACAGACACCTATATTAAATCCAGCCGAACTATATGATAAACGTCGCACTAAAGATGTTGGTCGCCTAAAAGCTTATAATAAAATCCTTGAACAAATCTATAATAGAATTCGCACAATTAGCAAACTACCGAACTCACAATGCTTTCTTCTTTATACTGTACCACCATTCATTTTAGGCTTACCAAAATTAGACCTTGAAGATTGTGTTGTATATCTTATTTATCAACTTCGCCACGCTGGTTATGAAATTCGCTACTCTCCCCCCAATATGATTTATATTTCCTGGTTACATCACGAAAAATCCTATCTCGTTGAACAATCACCCATTATGCAAGCTATGATGGAATCAGCTGAACGAACACAAGCCGAACTTGAACGAAAAGAGAAAGAAGCATCGCGCCTTATGGGCCCTAGAAAATCACAACGAAAAGTTATTAAACAGACACCAGGGTTTGGGCAAAGCATTTCAGGCCCTACCCCTAAATCTACATATCCATCTTCAAGCGCCATCAATACAATTCTAAATAGACCCCTATCAAATCCTACTGCAGGCCCCCCACCACCTTCTGCTAGTGATTATGTTCCTCCCGCTACATTCCTTCAAAATATGTCTAATCCTACCAATCAAGTTGTCTACCCAAAATCAGTTCCAGAATATTTTAAACGCTAATGCCCGTCGGTATAAACTAGCATTATGTGTTACATCTAATCTTATACAATAGAATGGACCCCGAAACAGTTTCTTTGCGACGGGCAGCCAATCGTATTATGGAGAATGGCGAGATGATAAATATGGATCTTAGTAATAAGAAGTTTGGAGAAATGTTCCTTAAAGTTATAGGTAGTAGGGGTGACTGGATTGCTATAGACATACTGAATAGGATTCAAAAGGGCAAACTTAAGACAGTGTCGTCTGAGGATATGGCATTTATTGGAGCGTATTTTGCTAGACGAGGGTTTCTTGAAGACCCACTTGATTATAGAGGTATAAATACTGTTGCGGAATATGGGCTATACCCAGAAGAAGGAGAAGTATCCAATGTGTTTAACCGTGTTAATCCTTTACATACCGCAGTTGGTCGAATTCCTATAGAATGGGCTAAGCCACACGAAAAAGATGCTTGGGCGCGCGAACGCAGAGCGCGTGAGGATGCTGTGGAGAGAGCGCGCGCTCTTGTCCGTGTCCCACTCATTCTTGATGAAGAGCCAGAGCAAGAGCAAGAGCAAGAGCCCGATCTCAAACCATCTAGAGTTCGTGATGCTACGTTGCTACGGACAGAGTTTCGACCAATACCCGTTAGAAAGCGGTGTAGAATGGTTGAAAATAGTGAGATTACGCGAATGGTTCCAGACTCTGATTCAGAGGGCAGTGGTAAGTCACGGTGTGGTGGAATGTATGCGTCCGTGTATTCGCCACAGTCATTCTTCGACTATCTTGGAATCTATTAGACCCGTGAACATTTAGACCCGCAAAAACTTTATTAGGGCCTACAAAAATGGAGACTTTTGTTAAAAGTCTTTCCTAAAAAAGTATAGAGTATATAGAAATGATTAATCAAATTAAGATTCGGTTTTTCCTTTTCCTATTTGGATGTATTGGTTCACGACTAGCCCTAACTATTGTGGGCGCATTCGCTTCTGGCTGGTTCTTAGCATTAATCGGTATATTCGCCTTAATTCCAGTTTTTGGATGGTTCTATATAATTTTTATTGGAAAAAGAGATACGGGCCTAGAAGTACTCGGTGACAAAATCTGGTGGAAAAACTTAAGACCTGTCCATATGCTCCTATGGGGATTCTTTTCATATCTAGCCATTACTGGTAATAAAAAAGCTTGGCTTGTCCTACTAGTTGATACACTGTTTGGTCTTTCTTCATTCTTAGTATATCACTGGTCACAAGACAATTTTAAAAAGCTGTCAGAATAGAAATGAATCTCATTAATGAACATAATGTTATGTTTATGGTGATTTGTATGTTCTTTGCTGGATATGCTTCCACAATGAATGATTGGATTGATAATTGGGATGATTTTCGTTTTAGTTTAAATGATTTTTATATGGTTGGTCTAATGACTGGATGGATGTTCTTCTTTATGGGTCTTTTTACTTTACAAATTGGTAAATGTGTGTCTGGATTAATCGCAGTTATAGTATTCTTTATATTGATTCGTACACAGGCATTTATTACTGAAATTCAATATCTGAAGGGTATGATTCCGCACCATTCTATGGCGATTATGATGAGCAAACGTCTTGAAAAGAAACCAAATTCCATTCAACACCTTTTAGATCAAATTATTCAAACACAGAAGAAAGAAATTATTATTATGAAACAATACCTGGAAGGTATTTAAGTCTGATTGAGGATTTCTGATAAACGCTTCGAAACAACTGGGCCAACCTTTCTTGTCCCCACTTTTACTGATTCTATATCCTTAACAGGTGCTTCAATAACTCCTTTTAATGATTTAAAATTATCTATTAAGGCTTCTGCCATCTTTACAGAAACCCCTGGACATTGTGCCAAGCAACTAATCGCAAATTGTCTATGATCTGATGCATTTGCCTTCTTTTGTACGTGAATTCCATCCGTCACTTTTACTAGTTCAGTTGTTCGTTGGAGATTTTTTGGGTCATCTTTCCATTGCTCTACCAAGGTTTGAATAAGTTCAGCCGTTTCTTGGACTGATGCGGTTTGCATAACTGGAATCTGATAATGGAAAATTAGACGATTAATAAACTTCATAATTGCTTTCTTCTGAAGTCGTCCAGTACTCGATGATAGTGCCCCTTCTAGAATATACATTGGTTGTGTCTTGTTCTCTTGACAATAAGAAAGAATGCGCCCACGTTGCTCTCTGTAGCGACCATCTAAAATAGATGCTTCTAAGTCTCGAATGGATTTACGCTCAATAATGACACCACCCTCTGCCATCTTTCCCTCTGTATCAACTCCTAACCAAATATCGGCTACTGGAAGTTGCTTCACTGACATCCCTTCAACCCCTTCTAGAATCTTAATCAAATCTGATTCACGTGTATCGAGTAGGAACATCGTATTATTAATTACTTATTAAATTTTGTTTATATTGTTGTATTTATATTCCTGTTATTATCATTCCAGACATAATTATATATGCTACAGGATTCATATATTTACTATATACAAACTCTCCATCTTTACGATTATCTTTAACTTGTATTAAATTATTTGCTATTATTTCTGAAAAATGTCCATCATCTGTGTTAATGCCAACATTTAAACAATAATATTTATCTTTATAGTTAAAACTTATTTTACTTTCGTCATTTATTGAATTTACAAATTCTTCTTTTGAAATTTCATTATATTCAACAAAAAAATACCTTCCTCTAAAAGGACCCTCTAAAATGTCGCCTGCTAGATATAACACATTATTGATTTGACTATAATGTGTTGTAAGAAATAAAGGAATTGATTTACTATGTTTTAGCCGATGGTAAGCTGCCATTTATATATAATATATTCATTTTGTTTATGTTGTGTTATTATATGCTAATTGAGGTAGCCATATTTTCTTTTTCTTAATAATCACACAATACATACTTCTATCTTCTATATCCGATAGATTTCCTAAAATACGATTTCCATCAGATATTCCTCCATCTATTCCTACTGCTTGACAAGAACAATATTTAAAATCGTGAATATGTTTGCTTTCTATTGTTTCCAAACATTTCCTGCATTGAATCGCGTGTCTTGTTTGTGTATATCTCACACCCGCATAGACTATGGAAGGCATTTCTCTACTCTATTTATACCTTTAAATTATTTCATCAATTTTAATACAAATTATTTATTAGACCAACGAGTTTAAAAGAAATATAATTAGATAGATAAATGGAACGTCTATTTTTAACATTTGGAGAAATTGATAAATTAAAAGAAAAATATCCTAATAAAATTCCTATTTTTGTTACAAAATCACCTAATGCTCGGGATATTCCAGATATTACAAAGCATAGATTCCTAGCTCCGTCAGATCTGCGACTAAGTCAATTTATATGGGTTATTCGTAAACAGATTCAGTTGCCACCAGAAAAGGCATTATTTATTTTCGTGAATAATACTCTTCCAACTTCTAGCTCTTTACTATCTGAATTATATAGTCTTCATAAATCTCAAGATGGTGCCCTTCGTATGTCATATACATCAGAAAATACATTCGGTTTATAAATATTTATTTTTTTAATCCTTTTTAGAATTCTTATTCTTATTCTTATTCTTATTCTTGTTCTTCTTTACAACATCAGCTAATGGAGTTACCTCAACAGGTGCTACTTCAACTTTAGTACCAACTGGTATTACATATCGTTCATTAGCTGATATATTATCTGTAACTGTTACTGTAGGCGATGAATTAGGAGTTTGCGGTACATTTTCAACTAGTTTATCTTCAACTGTCTTAACTTCTTCTACAATTTCTTTAACAATTGTCAGTTCAGCTTTTGGCTCCTTTACTAGTTCAATAGCTTTTACAGGTTCAGTTGATGATTGTGATTCAACTGTATTAGATGATGTATCAGCTACTGAGGTCGGAGTTACATCAGATGTACTAATTACAGTATTAGTTGCAGCCTTATTTGTAGCCATTATAGATTGTATTAGGCCCATTATATCTACTAGATAGTATTTATTAGTTTTAAGTTGATTTAACACAAATATAAAAAATACTACTGGTATATTATATTTCTATACTTTAAATTATACTGTATATTATTCAATTTTTATGAGCACTGTTCTAAAACCAGTACTTGATTGGATAAGTTGGAGCAAACATACGTTCTAGCCCAGGTGTCCATTGATAATAGTCATTCTTGCCATCACGAACTGTATTTCTAGCTTGAAAGAATGGGTCTAAACCTGCTGCAACATCTGAAGCAGTATATGGAACCTCAATTACTTCCTCCCCGCGCTTCTCCATCGCTTGACGTTGTGTATCTCTTTCAACTTCATCCTCCCATACAATATGGGGGTCTTTCTCCTTAACTTCAGTAATTTCCCAAATATTTTCACCTTGCTTTGATTTCTCAATAATAGGAATTAAGCCTTTTTTGCCATAAACTTTATCGGTTAATGCTTTAACATCATCGACCGAGTATTGAAGAAGGCCCTTACTGCATTCTGGCTTATAAGTCTGTAAAATCTTCTTCTCTTCTGCTTCCATTGCGGCAGTATCAGGTGGTGTCATATCAGAACCATCAATCTCATTATACATCTTGGTAGGTGGGGGATTATTAAGATCTTCAACAACTTTCTTTTCAAATTGTGCTTGATTATCTTGGAAGTATTGCGAGTTTGGTGGCTGTACTGACCAATCCATAGGATACCGGGTCATAGCATCGCTAATTTGTTTTCTGGATGCGGTCTTTGATCCTTGGTTTTGGAAGACCGCTGATATTTCATAATCATCCAAATCATCAATTGGATTCATCAGATAGGGTTTTTCCGGCGGGTAAACAGTCATATTTAAATCATCTCTTGGCGTCCCATCAGGATTAAATCGGTTTTTGATATCATCTTCACTTTGAAAAGTTTCTAAATACTTACGACCACCAAAATATAGTACAAAGTACCCTAATATCAACAGAAAGAACAGGGTGATTAAGTTTGAATTAGCCATTTGACTCCTATATCTTCCATACATTAATAAACAATATCAAAGTAGAATGGCAACTCGAAAGTTTCGTAAATCAAAATCCCGTACGACTAGTCGGAGACGTAAGACTGTTCGGAGACACAGGACTTCAACTGCTGGAAAGATATTACCACCACTTGATGTGCGTTCAAAGAAACATCTTTCAGAGTTTGAAAAACGTCTCAAGAAAGGGCCTCTTATGATTGTAATGGTCTATGCTGATTGGTGCGGTGCCTGCCATACAATGATGCCTCACTTCGATGCTGCTGCTAAATCCCCTGGTCGCTCAATACAAGCTGTTAAAGTTAATGAGCAAATGTTACAAGCAGTCAATAAAAGTATTAATGAAAAAGTTAATAAATCTGCGAAGCCTCTTAATGTCGAGGGCTATCCCAGCATTATTGTAGTTGATAACAAGGGAAATGCTGTAACTGAGATTGAACCCGTAAGAAATACAGAGTCAATGACTGCTCTAATGGCACAAGCTGGACCACTTGCTGAAACTGCTGGAATTAATAAAACAAACGAGAATCCTAATAGTGTAGTTAATACAGCTGTTAAGAATAGTATTAAAAATATTGCGTCGAATGTAAATAACAGTTCAGAGAATGACAATTCTATAAATGTAAATAATGCATCAAATGCTATGGCGATGACTACAAATAATGCATCAAATTCTATGTCGATGACTACAAATGTAGCGTCGATGACTGTTAATAATAAAAATAAAAAGTTATTAACAAATCTTGGTATTGAGAATCAAGGTTTAGTTGCAGGTCCTCCAAAAGGTAATAATAATATGAATCTAAATTCAAGAAATGCCGATGTTGGTGAAGATGAACTTTTAGGAAGTATTGCTTCAAAAAATAATAAAAATAAAAGTATTAAATTAGCATCAATTGCTCCTAATAAGTTAGCCAATGCTGGTCTTAATAATGAAAAGAGTGTTAAAGAGAGTTTGAATGAGGCAACTGCTCCATCTCCACTAAATACATTTGGATCAGTTAAAAATGAATCCAAAGGCCCTGCTATAAGTGCTAATATAAAGAAAGAGGCTGAGGTGGTTACTTCTTTAGCCTCACCACTTATGCCACCAAGTGTAGGAAGTGATATGGAAGAATCAGAGAGTATTAGTAATAAGTTAACAGCTGAACAAAAGGTGAGTGGTGGTGGGTATGGTAATAAAGCAAATGGTGGAAGCCTGTATTCCGCTATGGCACGCACAACATACTTACTTGCTCCTGCTGCTGGTCTTCTAGCAACAGCCGCAATGGTTATGAAGGGAAAAAAACGCAGTAAGCTTAGCAAGCGTAATTCATCAAAGAAGAATAGTAAAACTAATAAAACCCATAGACGCCGCCGTTAAAATTTGAAATCTCTTTAAGTCCCCAAAAAGACGTGAGATAAATTTGAAGCTATATTTTATAACATCATTAGCAGCCATACAATGTCAGCCAATGACGTTGCTGTGAAACAGCACCTCGATTGTCCTTCCAAGACAAATGACGTAGTATTTCATTTGCTGGACATCCAAGCTCGCGATATGCGCATCGAATCCGAACAGGAAGATGTTCGCGAAATCGCCTACGAATCCAACTCTGAATCCGATGACGAAGAGTTCAAAGCACGGCGTAAAAAGAAAAAAACAAACAATAACTTTAGTCAGCAAAAAGAATTAGTTATTCATCTTTTCGGTGCCAATGAAAATGGTAAAACCATACGCTGCGACGTAACTGGCTTTCGACCCACACTCTATATCCGCCTCCCTGAAGATAAAACCTCTCTATGCGCCGACTCCATTAAACAATACATCAACGGCCAGGGAATACCTATGGGCCAACTTAATATCAAGCGTATCACCAAGAAAATCTTCTATGGATTTACCGCAAATACCTTCTACCCATTCCTACAAATTGACGTACCATCCCTCACACTCTTTCGCAATATTCGCAACCTTTTCCTTGATGAAAATCTAAATCCACACACTAAGAGACCCCTTGATGGACCTATGCGCGGAAAAGTAGTTGAACTATTTGAAGCTAATATTGACCCTATGCTTCGATTTCTCCACTCACAAAATATCCAGCCTTGCGGCTGGGTCGCTATCAAAGACGGAAAAACTTCTATCTCTGAAGACACAGAATCTGGACTAGTTATCGAATGCGACTATGAACAAGTTATACCCACAAAAGGCCCTCGCGTTGTTGCTCCATTCCTCACTGCATCTTGGGATATTGAATGCTTCTCTATGACAGGTGATTTCCCTCTAGCTAAACGCACCTGGAAAAAAGCAGTTAAAGATGTAATTAATCTTACACACGATGCACCTAGTGCAGCCGACCTTATTATTAACAGTCTATCTACTGGACAAAATCCAGTTGAAACACTCCCTAAAGGTATGACTCCCATCTACTGCCAACTCAAAAAGCCCCTTCAAGATGTGTCCCTCAAACTACTTGATTCAACTGTCCAAACAAAGATCGATGATATTCTAAAACTTCAAAGTGATATTGATGACAAAATCACCCAGTTTGAGAAACTACTTACTACCACTCTTAAGAGCCTTGTATATCTTGTTGGCGACCCTGTAATTCAAATTGGTACTACACTTACTCGTGGAACACCTGAGTCAGTAGAGCGTCATCTATTCGTCTTTCCAGATTGTGCTCCTATTCCTAGTATTGTTGTACATTCTTATAAAACCGAGAAGACTATGATCCTTGCCTGGTTTGAATGGATGATTAAGATGAATCCTGATATCCTCATCGGCTACAATGTATTTGGTTTTGATGAATCCTATACCTGGCATCGCGCAGAAGAACTCGGTCTCATTCATTCTAACTCACCTATTCATCAGCTTACTCGCCTCTTTGCCCTATCTAGCGAAGTTAAACTGGAAGAGAAGTTCCTCAGCTCCTCCGCTATGGGTGATAACTTAATGTATATATGGACAACCCACGGACGCCTACAAGTAGACTTGTTTCATTACATCAAACGCAACAACGTACTTCCCTCTTATAAACTCGATGAAGTTACTAAACACTTTATGTCTGGCAAACTTAAAAGCCAAAAATACGAAGGTGGTGTACTCACCCTTGAAGTAGCAGGTGCTATCAAAGATGTTAAACCTGGCCGTGCCATCGCCCTTCTTGATGATACTGGTGAAACTGTATCTCCTAAACTTGTAGTAGATAAGGTAGATGGAAATAAGATTTCGTTTACGTGTGAACTGGACTATGATGCGCTTAATGAAATGGATGATGCGACCAAGTGGGTTATTGTAAAAGATGATGTAAGCCCTCAAGACATCTTTCGTCTCCATCGTGGGTCGGCAGAAGATCGTGCCATTGTTGGCAAATACTGCCTTCAAGATTGCGACTTAGTAATTGACCTCTATCGAAAACTGGAAACCTTCAATAACACAATGTGTATGGCGAATGTTTGCTCTGTACCACTCAGCTATATCTTCACTCGCGGCCAAGGCATCAAAATCGAATCACTTATCTTTAAAGCCTGTAAAGAACGTGATATTCTAATTCCTGTACTTTCATCTCCTCGACAGGGTAGCATAGAAGATTCATATGAAGGTGCCATTGTGCTCAATCCTGACCCTGGATTCTATTCTGATTCTCCAATCGGTGTTTGCGACTTTGCATCTCTATATCCATCTACCATTGTAAGTGAGAACATCAGTCACGACTCTCTACTTTGGATTAAGGACTTCAACTATGATGGAACTTTGATTTCGCATAACTGGGGCTCTGAAGTCTATGATGATTGTGAGGGATATGCCTATACTGATATTGAATTTGATATCTGGCGACCTGATCCAAATGATAAGCGCAAACACCCTGTAAAAGTACGATGTGGGCGTAGAATATGTCGTTATGCCCAACCACTAGATGGAACTAAATCTACCCTACCTCAAATCACTACGTGGCTCTTACAAGCCCGAGAGGCAAAGAAGAAAGAGATGAAGGGTGAAAAAGATCCTGAACGTTATGCTCTTCTTGATGCTGAGCAGTTGGCCTACAAGCTGACAGGTAACTCACTTTATGGTCAGTTGGGCTCTGGTACTTTCAAGATTCGTCTTCAAGCTCTGGCTGCTTCTGTAACCTCATATGGTCGTAAACAAATTCTCTTTGCCAAAGATGCGATTGAACTATTTTATGGACCTGGGGCACAAGTTCATTGTAGCGCAAAAGTAGTATATGGGGATACTGACTCCTTGTTTGTAGAGTTTAATCCTCGCAATCCAAAGACAGGTGAGCGGCTAGAGGGCCGTGAAGCGCGTCAGGCAACAATTGATATTACAGATGAAGCAGGTGCCTTTATTACAAAGACTCTAGCCGCCCCACACGATTTCGAGTTTGATAAAGCATTTGATCCAATGCTAATGTTTTCGAAGAAACGTTATGCTGGAAATATGTACGAAAATAATGCGGATGAGTATGTTCATAAATATATGGGTATTGCATTGAAGCGACGTGATAATGCTCCAATTGTTAAAACAATCTTTGGTGGTGCTATGAAAATGCTACTTGATAGACGAGATGTAGATGGAGCATTCAAGTTTGTAAAAGATAAGTGTTTGGAGCTAGTTGATGGCAAGGTCTCACTTGGTCAATTAACAGTTACTAAATCACTTCGTGCTGACTATGCGAATCCACTAAGTATTGCACACAAAGTCTTAGCTGATAGAATTACTGCAAGGGATCCTGGTAATGCTCCTGCGGCTGGGGACCGAATTGGATATGTATATATCAGTCCAAAGACAGGTCAAGAGGCCTCAAAGCTACAAGGTGATCGTATTGAGACTCCACTTTATGTGAAAGAGAATAGTTTGGTGCCAGATTATAAGCATTATATCGAGCATCAACTTCAGAATCCTATCTCGCAGGCATTCGGTCTTCTACTTGAAAGAATTCCTGGCTTTACACCATCAATGATAGCAAAGTGTCCTCCAAAGCCTGGAATTATGGATGGGTCTTTAGAAGCTGATAAGATGTTGGATGTGTGGCTTGGATTCCGTGAAAATATTGCGGCTCAACTTCTATTTAATGATTGTCTGAAGAAGTTTGAGAATACCAGTCGTCGTAATGCACTCTACAATATGTTTGGAACCGGTGCTAAAGTGACAACATCTAGTTCTTCTAAGCCGCAAAATAAAATTGTAACACCAACTGTGGCTACTACGAGAGGAAAACCTAAAGTGGCACCTACTACTCAAAAGACCATTAGTAGTTTCCTAATGGATTCATTCATTGTGGATAACATTAGAAAGAAAGATCGCGCTTCTGCTGCTGCAAAAAAGAAACTAAAAGAACAAGCCGTCGAAGATAGTGATTAGAAATTATTAGTATTCACAAAAAAAATCGCTTTAAAGTGCGTCTATAATTATTATTTTTATTATAGTTATTTGGGGGGTTTGATTCTTCAATAAATTTAAAATCATCTTTTGTATAAATTTCAGATTCATATTCATCAGATGTAAAATATTTTTTAGCATTATCAAATCCTTCCTTATTCTGTTTAATAAACATGTCTGTTAAATGTGGGTTAATTGCTCTGATATATGGGTCTTTCTCCTCTAACATTTTCTTATGTCTTCCTTTTATTCTATTTTGAATATTGCGTGCTTCAGCTGTAACTAAAATTACAATAATTTTATATTTAACATTCTTGTTCATTTCTAAAATGGGCATTATATCTTCTTTCACTTTATCTTTTTTACCAACAAGTGTAGTATCATATATAATATTTAATTCGTTCATTACACCATATTTTAACCCTTCACTTCTGAGTTCATTAAGATGTGTTAAGCCTGTTTCTACTTTTTCCTTTTTAAGAGGCTCCTCGACAGTAGCATTTCCAATCGCGGCAATTTTGTTTATCTTAGCCTTTTCAGTGGCATTAAGTGAAAAATTAATATTTTTTGACATAATAGTTGGCAAATATACTTCACTTAAAAGTGCATAATTTTTCTCAGTCATATTATGCTCCTCTGACCTCTCTTTTTTAGCTTTTAATGTATTATAAAGACGTTTTGTAACTTTTCTATAGGGTTCCACTCTTTCAACAAGACTATCAAGTGAGATATTGTAAAAATCATTATATTCCATACCCATTTTCTTTAAAATCTGTTGTGTTTTTCTTGTTTTTCCCACACCGGGTGCGCCAACAACTATAACAAAATATGGATTTGGTTTTAATTTATAATTTGGTTTATTATTGGCAAATATTTTAGAGATTGCCTCGACATTTTGAGCATTTTTTAGTGTTTTAAAAACAACTGGTTCGGTCGTATTTAATCTATATTTATAAGGATCTCTCTCAGCCATCTTAATAAATTAAAAGATTTATATTCTGTATTCCCGTCCGACCTATACACAGTATAAAATACACACACCTAATTAGTATTAAATGGGAAATAGTACTTCAACCAATAATAGTTTACACTTTATAGTAATAGCTAACAAGAACCAAGCACAAGCCTTACTTGATACAGCTGAAAAAGAAGATTTTTATCTTGAGGAATGTCACGATAATAAAGCAAATTCACTTGCTCGACGAAATCTAACTTATTTCGCAAATCAAGTATCAATACAAGATAATAATTATGCTATGGCATATCTTGATAGTGCTAACTTATATTTGCCTATAAGGCTTTTAAATGATTTGAAGGAGGTTAAAATAGTTCAGTTGATGCCATCTGCCGATGGTGGGATGCCTCATACACGTCCTGATAATATTATTTGTTATCCAGACATTAGTCAATTATTTTCAAAAACAACACTAATTCACGAATTATGGCATATTCATCAGCGCGCTTTTAAGGATTTATGGTTTAAAACATTTAAGAGTCTAGGCTGGATGATGTGGGATGGGAATTTACCAGAACAATTGGAAAGTGCAAGGCGTTATAATCCAGATACGTTAGATTGCCCATTATGGATATTTGATAGTCAATGGATACCTGTTCCAATCTTCAAGGATATTACAAAACCGAATGTAGCGGATATTGAAATCTGGTTTTATAATCCTGAAAAGCAATATCATATTAAGAGAGTGCCGTCAGAACTGGAAGAGTATTGCCGCCATTTGCCGCCAAATGCGTATGAACATCCTAGAGAAATGACTGCATATATGTTATCTGAGCCTGATAAATATAGCGAGTCTCGGGGTTTTAAAAATTTAATAGAATCAATTGGTCAAATATCAATTATGCCATCTAAAAATGTTTCTAATAAGTAGGTTACCCATGTGTAATAAAGATAAGAAATGTCGAGCGTGGATATCTTTAGATTCACTGGGAATATCAGCTCAGGGCTGTCTTAGAGATGCTTCTTGGCTACATGGTATAACTATTCCATGTAGCCAGTCTATTTTAAATCAACAGATATATATTGAACTACCAACTAAAAAGCTAACTTGTATTAAGAATGTTGCGCACGGAAAATTTGGATATATAGATTTAGCACAATATGATACAAAGACAAAACATTCTGAAGTATATGTTAAGCGTCCTATTCTACCAGGTAAAACACTTCTGTATGAGGCGTGTATTCAGAAATTAGTGGGAGACAGTCTTACAAATATTGGATTTCCGACAGGTACACCACCTCTTGTAAGTTTATTTCGTTTAAAAGATGAATCTATATGTTTTGCAATGGAACAGATTAACGGCGCGTCTACTTTAGACAGATATCTTGAATCTGTTTCTAAAGTACAATTTCCAATAGTTATCATTGACTGTCTACTTCAATTAAGCGCGATGATTTGGCATCTTGATACTATACTTGGCATCAATCATAGGGACTTAAAGCCGAGTAATTTTCTGATTGTCGAACACAATGCACATAAACGTAAAATAATTAATGTTGAAACCGATATTTTAGAAATAGAATCAAAACATTCTCTCACTTTCATTGATTTTGGATTTTCTTGTTTAGGATCTACTGAGACACATATCTCTGATATCTCTCTCAGTACTGTTTACTCCAAACAGGATCCCTGCCCTAAAGAAGGGCGGGATATGTACTTATTCTTAGCCTTTCTATATATCGATTATCACCAAAAACTTCCATCACAACTTTTAATCCTTTTTGAATCCTGGCTTAGTATACCAGGTTCTAATCTATGTAGCTTTATGAAAAAAGATAAAGAAAACTCTAAAAAATGGATATACTTTATGGCAGGTAATGAAAGTATTAAACAATTTAGTTCTTTCCCTAAAAGAATTGTTAAAGATTTACAGGCTTTTATTTAGTTTGAATTGTTGAAAGATCTGTGCGCTTAGGAAACCAATACCCTACACTATAATATACCTTTGAATCCTCACTACATTTGGCCAAACTTTGACTATTACTCTCAAACCCTCCATAATACATATTATAAGGAATATGAACTTCTGTTGCGTTGCCTAGAAGGGCTGCCATCCAAGACATAGTCGAAGCAGACGTAATAAACTTCTTTGCTTTTAACATAAAATCGAAATCATCACCTAGAATACCCGTTATAATAGTAGGATTTAAATCGTCAAATTCACTTAGATATTCTTTTTCCCATTCTGCCTTTGGTGTATTACATACAATATAGAGTTTATCATATTTAATAGTCTTAATAATATTTTTAATATCTTCAGGATCATATAGCTGCGAAGTCTTATTCTCCATATCAATAAAATCAGCCCATTGAAATGCACCAGCTAGACGAACATGTACTACCAAATCATTCTCTGTCGGCTGAACAGTATGCTTAGATACATACTTTATAATATTACTGATTTTGATACGGTTACTAATATTATTATTATTCTCTTCAGTAAAAAGAGAACGGATATAATCACGTTCCTTCAAAAAAATCTCTGAACGCTGGAAAAAACCCATCATTAAAATATCTTTCGATGTATCGAGTTCATACTTACGCCCCTCTAGATGTGCTGTAATAATACGTTTAAATTTTTCATCATCAATCGTTGTGTTAAATTCCAAATTAATCTGAAAAGTGGGTTTTACTGCATCGTAGCCGTAAATTTTCTTAATAATTTCTGCGGCAAAATAGTGAAATAAGTTATTACCAAATTGGCCTTGGACTAGAAAATTAACAGTCTTCATCTCTTTTCTTCTCTTTAATATATTGAGTATGTTTAAGTGTTTTTAAACTCACATACAGTTCCTTTAAAAATATTCAAACTAATCCAATATTTAGATAAGTTTGTTTAATTTTAATGGTAATCCGTGACCGAATAATATCATATATATCAAAACAAAAGATGCTATTAAAATACTTCGATTTTCTGCGACATTACTTTTTTGCCCTAGGCCAAATATCATAACAACATATAGTATAATTCCAATAACTACTGAGTGTAGCAACATAGTTAGACCACTTTCCATTGTATATTATATTTAGAAATTAATTAATAGTTTAGAATGCTGATCTAAACTCATTCTCACACAATTTAAAGCTTTGCCTAGTCTATAATTTAGTGGTCAAATGGCATTTATACAGGCAATGAATACCCCTGATATGACCAAAAAAGGCGTCAATGATGCCGATGTCTATACTGAAGAGGGAGTCGGTGATTACAGAGTCTCCCTTTTCACAATGCTCAATCGCGGGCTAGAGCAATCCTATATCCAAGACTATACTCGCAAAATTTACACCCGTAATGTTATGAATGAGATGCGTGATCTGTTCGTAATGGCGTTTCAGACCCGTGATATTCGTGGCGGTAAGGGTGAGCGTTGTCTTTTTCATCACTTCATCCAAGCTCTTTATGAACACGACAAGGAAACTGTTTGTCAAATGATTAAACTCATTCCTGAATATGGTTGCTGGCGTGATATGTGGGAACTTCTAAAAGCTGTTCCTGAACTTGAGTCTGAAATCTTTAGAATTACTCGTGAATCTTTTAAAGATGATCTTGTAAAATGCCATTCAGATCAGAAAAGTAAAATGTCTCTACTTGCTAAGTGGCTTCCTCGCGAGAACTCTGGTACTTATCCTGGTCTAGCGAGGCGACTTGCCAATTGTATTTATGGCTTTGAGGAATCTGAACGCAAGCGCCTTGTAAAGTATCGTAAGGATACAAGTATGATGAATAAAGCTCTAAAGACTGTGGAAATCAATATGTGTAGTAAAAGTTGGGCTGAAATTAAGCCTGAATCAGTCCCTGGTCGCTGTCTTAAAATTCACAACAAGGCTTTTCTCAATGAATCTCTAAGGAAATCCTACACTGATGCTCTTCGCTATGCTACTTCAGAGGATCGTATGGAATGTAGAAAGCATTTTCAAGAGTTCGTTGAGGGATTAGCCAAAGGTGAGAAGAAGGCACACGGAGCGAATGTTGTAATGCCCCACGAACTCGTTGTACAAGCTTTAGCACGCGATACTTCTCAGGATCAGCTTGGTATTAATCAAGGTCAATGGGTTTCTATTCGTGAAGAGACTCTGAAACTTGGTGGTCTTGGCAAGTGTGTTCCTATGTGTGACTTCAGTGGCTCTATGAATGGTCTTCCTAAACTAATTTCTCTTGCACTTGGTATTCTTGTATCCGAGATTAATCATAGTGCTTTTAAGGATCATATTCTTACTTTTGATGCTGAACCCAAGTGGCATTCTTTCACTGGGTATAATTCTCTCAAGGAGAAGCTTGATAGTATTCGCGGTGATCTTGGTCACGGTCTTAATACTAACTTCTATAAGGCTTGTATGAAAATTGTTGAGAAGATGAAGCAAGCCAGAGTTCCAGTTGGTGAAGAGCCTGCGGATCTAATTGTTTTTACTGATATGGGATTTGATGCAGCTAATAGAGATAATAACTATTATAGTCATCCCACATTAAAATCTTGTGTGTGGGATACTCAGATTCAACAGATTCGTGATGAGTTCAAGAAGGCTGGTGAGGAGGTATGGGGTGTAGGTAATGGTTGGAAGCCACCTCGTATTGTAATCTGGAATCTAAGTGTATCATTTAATGACTTTCATGCCAAGGCTGATCAAGAGGGAGTTGTACAACTTTCAGGTTGGTCTCCTTCAATGCTTAAGGCCCTACAAAAAGGCGGTGTTCAAGTAATGACACCCTATCAGGGAATGCGTGTTATTCTTGATGATGAGCGTTATGATGAAGTGCGTGCTGTATGGAATACAGTCCACAAAATTTGAAGCTGTAAAAGTATCAGTATAAGGTTAGAAGATGAGTATTCTCCCATGCTGTAATGTTTTACAGTTTCCATTTAAATCCTTTTCAACTTGTCCAGATGGGAAATATTTAGAGTTAATTGAACTTATTAGGGATTATGTTAGACAAGACTGTTGGGCCTTTGTTATAAATAATGAAATCCTTTTCAATTCATACAATGCTCATTCAAAAACTTTTAAAGCTATACTCGAAGAAAAAATTATTCGAGATACAATTATTGATAATCCGCAAAACATTCTTGCTGAAGTAAATTGTCGTAATATTAATACTAAGATTGAGATCTATATGTTTCAACTACCAGAGTCCTATAAGCTTGTGATTATATATGATGCAGCTTTATATAAATATATTGTATATCGAATAAATTCTCAAAGATTTATTGATAAATTTGGTGAAGATAATGAAATCTAGAAAAGGGGCTTAAAGACTCCAAACCATAATAGGGTAGGAAGAAGTTCTCTTCCTAGGTGAAAACTAACTTCACTATGTGTAATGTATTCATACAGCAATTACCTAAGATTATTGTTTATAATTAATTAACGAATACAGCCCTTACACATAGTGAAGTTAGTGGCCTCTTAATACTCCAGTATCTATACAGCAATTCATATCTTATTTGAAAGGATTTTCTGGATACAGCGCGGGTATTAATCATAGTGTGTGTTGTCTTATATAAAATGGTCAATATTAAAAAGAAAAGAAAAATGTGAGAAAGTTGAGTTGAGATTTTTTGAAATTAATGTGCGTCCAAGATTACTTTCCATTTCCTGTGCGTTAAGAATCTATACAGCCATATTATATCAAATTATATTGGTTAATTTAAGATTTTGGATTCTGAGCTACTTTATAATGGTTACTAGAAGAATGCTTGTGGAGTTGTAATTCATTAGCATTGCTTTTAGTTTTCTTCAGAACATATTAGTCTGACTTTATAGCTATAAAGGATGATGACTAAATGAGACTGATTACTATTCGATTAGAGGCGCTTGCTCTCGCTGGTAGAATAGACTTATAAAGGAAGGAAATACACAGCAATTACGGAATTTCCGTATATTAACATATTTTTTATAACAGTGCCTATGCTGTAAATACTTAGAGAATAATCTCTAAATATTGTTCATAGGTTTTTAGGTTATTATGGAAACTTAATAGCCTAAAACAAAATCCATCCGCTGCCTTTGTGTTAATTGATGTTTCAAGGATATACAGTTTAATTACAGTTATCCTTAAAAGTGTTCGATTAGGGTATGATGGTGTTTACAGTTGGAAGACTGTAAACGGTGTAAAATGATTGTTATCGTGTGGTAACAGTTATTCCCTTTTATTTCAGTGAAAACTAAAATGATTGGTTACCAAAGCATTTTGCTAGGTCCTCTCGTGTTTCCTACTGTGGGAAATACGTGAGGGCTTTTTTGCGTTCTTAATATAGAACGAAATGTCAGAGTATGGTCCAAATCCTGAAGATTTAACCGATGATGAAAATGAAATTATTGAACCCTGTGAACCATATGAACCTGATGAAACTAAACAAATTGCCATCGCAGTCCAACAAGGACAACGGCGACGTGTTATGAAAGGTATGACATACAATATTGATGAAAAACACGGCTATATTTACTTAGTTCGCACTAGAGAATTCAAATCACTCAATAGACAAATCTATAAAGTTGGTCGCACCTCTCAGTGCCCAGATACTAGAATCGGCCGTCTCCATAAATATACAAAAGGATCTGAAATTTACTTAATTCTACAATGTCACGTAAATGATGTAAGCTTAATTGAAAAAGAAATTCTTGAACAATTCTGCTTAAAATGGGATCCTGGTCCAGATGGCTCTGAAGATTTTATTATCCCTACCGCTAAAGAATTAATGACTGCCAAACAAATTATCTTTGATGTCATTAAAAAATATGAACTACAACGGATTTGAATTTTAATATTTTCTAAAAGTATTTATTTTTTTACACACTTTTAAGCGCATTAGGCCTTAGACCGCCACTGAGTATCACATACATTACAAATATACAAGAACTTCATATTTACAGCATCATATTTCAGGTAAATAACATCTTTTTCTTTTCCTGAAGTGTTTGAAGCACAACCTGCGTTAGGGCACTTAATAGTATTAACGTGAGGAAGCGTAGGGTCTTTTTTAGTAAATTCATTCATAAGGATTTTGTAGCCTTCTGAAGTTTTCTCTTTGAGATCAATTTCAAGAATTAGGCCACCCTTTTTATCTTCTTCTTGGAAACCACAATTACGACAAATACGTCGGAGTGTCTTGTCATTCTGATCGAGATACAAGTAATATTTACACACTGGGCAAAAGTCGCTATCTTTCATTTTGCTCGTCCTACTAATATCTGTGAAGCCGTTTTAAATCAAATTTTATCTCCCAGCCTAAACTTATTTTATATTATTTATTCAATGAGCTCTCCAATAATTTTTCATACTCAACACAGTATTAATTGTACTAAAATTTTTAATCAATTTATTAAAGGAGACAAATATATTAGACCGATGGGCATTTTAAACCGGCACTTACACAAGTGAAATTATAGATTTAGTATTATATTTTTCTTTTAACAAATCGTATTTTTTTAATATACAGATTTGACATAGTCTCCTTGCTCCACTATTGAATATTGCTAAATAGTCAGTTTTACTACACGATATACAAGGTTCTTGATGGATTTTATACATTGATAACGGTATTTTTGATACCCAACTTTCCCTACTTCTTGCTTTTACTACTTCATATTGTGTTTTGACTTCTTTGTCATCTGTGTATAGTTGCCAGAAATCGCAAGGAGTATCTACCTGTAAGTCAGAACAAAAATCACCCCAAACATTTTTCAACGCACACACAAAATATATTTTAGTTTTATCTTTACTCAACTTAACCTCCGAAGGACAATAGCATTTACACAAAGGTCTATCTACAATGGTATCAATAGGAATAGATTCTACAGGATTTCTGGACATACAGATCCTGCCCTCTTTTTCACTTGCCCATTTGTATTTGGCAACTGTTTCATCTAATGTTTCTCTTGTGTATTTACCACCTCTCACCTTATACCATTCTAATCCACCTCCGTAACAATAATTCTCTCTCCTCTCATATAAATATCTTTCCGTTATATGATTTTCTATCAGGAGATTATCTCCATCATTTTCCCAATCGTCAAGGATAAATCTATTGTATTCACCTGCGTTGATTGTATTTTTATATCTCATAAAAGAATGATTTTCATTTACTTTATATAAGCCAATTAGCTTATATGGTTTATGTTTAATTGTATTTGAACCTCCACGACTTCGCAGATGTTCGTTAAATCTTCTAAATAGCCTTGTTGTTTCACCAACATATAGATAATCATCTTCACACTCAAGAACATATACCCAATGGACCATTAATACTATATAGTGCTATATGTTTAAACGCCATAAAGTGCCCATTTGAAATGCCCGTTGGTCTAAATATTATAATAAATATCTAATTCCATATCGATGTAACCATATTAATCACCCATATCGTATGATTTATGGTAACTTCGTATATCCTATATCTAATACACTTGAAAATAATATTCTATC